CCCTGCCGCTCCCAGACATCATACGGCACATGGTCGCGCCGGACACGCAGGTCGAGGTTATCCTCTGGAATCCAGAAATACGGTAGGATGATATATTTATCATCGTCATATTCAGGCGGGAACACCAGAACCAGTGCGGTGATATCTGTGGTGGAGGACAAGTCCAGACCACCGTAGCACACGCGCCCCTCAAGGTCATCCTCGGAGGTGGCAAAGGCGCATTTGTCCCATCTATCCATCGGCATCCAACGGACTGCCTGCTTGACCCACTGGTTCAAGCGAAGCTGCCGGAAAGCATTCTCTTCGCCGGGGTTCTGCTTGGCGGATTCGCAGGCATCACGCACCTTGTCGATGCCCACTGTAATGCCCAGGGAGGGGTTTGCTTTCTTCCAGGTTTCCGGGTCAGTCCAATCATCGCTTTCATCCGCACCGTAGATAACAGGATAAAAGGTGTGGTCGATTTTACGGCCTTCGATAATGTCCTTTGCTTTCTGGTGGATCTCATAGCAGATGGACTTGGTATCATTTCCGGCTGTGGTAATAAGGAAGTACAGTGGCTGCATACGAGCATCGCCGGAACCCTTGGTCATAACATCAAACAGTTTTCTGTTCGGCTGCGTGTGCAACTCATCGAATACAACGCCGTGGGTGTTGAAGCCGTGCTTGTTGCCGACGTCAGCGGAAAGCACCTGGTAGATACTGCCCGTGGGCAAATAAATAAGCCGCTTCTGGGAATCCAGGATTTTTACACGCTTTGCCAGAGCTGGACACATACGAACCATATCGGCGGCAACATTGAAAACGATGGATGCCTGCTGTCGGTCAGCAGCGCAGCCATAAACCTCGGCGCGTTCCTCACCATCACCGCAGGTCAGCAAAAGAGCAACAGCGGCGGCCAGTTCGGACTTGCCTTGTTTCTTGGGGATTTCGATATATGCGGTATTAAACTGGCGGTAGCCGTTGGGCTTCAGCGTTCCGAAAATGTCTCGGATGATCTGTTCCTGCCAGTCGATCAGTTCAAAGGGCTTTCTTGCCCAAGTGCCTTTTGTGTGACAAAGGCATTCAATGAAACCGACCGCATAGTCAGCGGCATCCTTATCGTAATAGGAGCCTTCGGACATGAACCTGGTCGGTTTGTATTTTTTCAGCTTTCTGATATGCGGTCACCTCCTTCAAATGAGCATAAAAAATAGCCGCCACCGTCATCGGTGCGACTTTCCGTATACGAGGAACAGAGCCTCTCGGCTCCATCCCAGGGCTGTGATGTTGTTTTACTTCTTGGTGGGAATGGGCGGCTTTCCTGTGGTCAGCCATGCCAGCCAGCACTGTTCGCAGGTGACCAGGTCGCAAGCAACCGCGCCGCCATTTTCAAAGGGAGGGTGCCCCTTGCTGATGATCTCTGCGATTTCTCCGGCTGTGGTGTCCAGAGCCTTGATGATTTCCAGTCCAGTCTTTGCCATAATGTTTCCTCCTCAGATTTACTTAACCTGTGCCATGCACCAGGCGATTGCGTGGCCATTGTCTGCGAACCGCTCATCGGTCTTTCCCCAGGGGGGCGAGTCTGCACTCGATGTCGCCAAGCCCGGTCTCATCGGGGGTTTCAACAAACTCATAAATCTCTGCCGTAAAACCGCCTTTCCAGTGGCAGTCCGTAACAAAGACCTTATCGCCGAACTTGAGAACCGCACCGTAGCTTGCGGAAACTTTCATTTGCAGTCGTTCCATCGTTGTGAATTCCATAATGTTTTCCTCCGTTTTTTCTATGTTTTCCCTTTCGGTGTGACACATATTACCTCTGAAAGCACATAATATCCAGGGGTTTTGCGATAATAAACTATACGATTATTCAGCCGTTCTTGCGGGGTGAAATTGTGTAGTTTATGACTCGCCCGTGAGGATGAAATTCACATATTCGGAGCGATGCTCCTCAAGGAAAATCACCAGTTCATAGAACCGCATTTCATTGGCGATGTACTGCACCATCGGAACATCAAACATATTGGTACGACCAGTCTTGCGGACTGCGAGGATCTGCTCTCGGATTTTATCGGTCATCGGTATTCGCCACCTTTCGACAAACATCGACACCGTAGGCTACATTCAAGCCGGAACCAGTGTCCCAGGCAACCATAATGCTGCCAATATCATCAACCCCGATTACGGTGCCTTTTGTACCGATAGGCGGTGCTTGGGGGTCGTCCATCTGCACCAGTTCCACCCGTGTACCCTTTGGGTAACGCTCACGGAGGGCTTGTAAGGCTTCTCTGGAGATTATTCGCATACTTCCACCTCCTTGGGCTGACCGCTTTTGAAGGCTGAACTGCCCGCCAGGTTGCGGAGCAGGATTTTGCGTTCGGTCTTGAACTCTGCACCGATGAAGCCCAGACGGAGAAGGAAGCAGCGGAATGCATACTTGTCATTGTCCGTTTCCTTCTCCTTTGCCACTACTCGCTTTGCGTTCCGTGCCATTTCGCACAGTTTGCAGATGAAGGTGTCATAGGATTTCAGTTCCTCTGGGGTAGGCACCGCCGGAAACCAGGGGAAGGAAACTTTCTCGTCAGCGACCTCAATCGGCAGGTCATCCACACCCAGAGCCTTTTTGATGAGGTTGCCCTTGGCTGCGATGAGCGCCTTGAGGTTTTCCAGAGTGCTATCGGTGAAAAGACCGCGGGGCATGGAGATGCAGATGCCGCAGGCTTCGTCCGCTTCAACCTCTTCATCGGCATCATCTGCGATGCAGTCTGCCAGAGGGTCTTCAGCCTGGAAGCCTTTCTCACGCAGGAAGTGGATGAGCGGTGCGGCGGTGCTGTTGTCCTCGATAGTGACCTTGCCATCCACACTGACGGTGAAACCGCCGATCTGGTAGGCAAAGCCGGGTGCGCCGAGGTATTTGGCTTTTTCGCCGGTGTGTTCAGCAATGGCTGCGACCAGTTGCTTGCGGTCGGAACCGCTGACGTTGTAGTTGATAATCATATTGTGTGACCTCCTTTAAATTTGGTAGTCACATATTCGCTCTAAAACCGAATAATATCAAGGCCTATAACCACAGAAGAGTGTCAAATTATCAGCACTCGGATTGTGTACAGTACACGATGCCGGAAAGTACAAAAACCACGCAAGGAAGTGCGACACCGTTGCCCCACATTTTATATTCAGCGGCATCCGAATGAGGGTCACGCAGCCACTTGGCAATTTGCTTCAGTGACTTGGGCTTTGTGGAACTGCTCACGATGTTACGGTGAGTTTCAAACACATCGTACCAATGACGGATATCCTCCATTGTAGGTTCGGCAATGCCCAGGTCATCACACCACCAGTCTGGGAAACCCTGCAGTCTGGCACACTCGGTTGGAGTCAGCCTGCGGACGGTGTATCCGCTCTGAATGGCACCGGGGCCTTTGGCAACGAGGGTGGGCTGAAGTTCCTCTTCAAAGGTGGGGGCGAACTTTGCGTTCTTGCCCTGGTTGAAAGTGTCTCTGCCGATGCCATAGCAAACGGCGGTGGGGTCTTTATAATCACGGGCAAGCACTGTGGGAGCCTTATCCTCGGCAACCTGGGTGAAGCTTCCTGTGGTCATGGCGTATACGGCATGACGGTCGACCGTATTGAGAGTAAAACTGACCTCTTCGTTGATGCCATCACCCTGTGGACCGTTTTTGTTATCTCTGCCGATCATCGACCCTTGGATGGCGTAACTTTCCACCACGGCAATGCCGCCCTGGTTGCATCCAGGGTTACCACCGTTGCCGTCAAGTGTACGGGAGGTTTCGGCTTCGTAGATCCCACTGTGAGGATTGGCGGATTTCATGGCGTTGCTGTCTTTTGCACTGATCCCGTATGCGCATACATGATTTCCCATAACCAGAGGAACATTCCCACCGCCAGTCCCCATTCTGGAAGTAAGGGTTTGGACCTTATTATCTTCCAAAATGGAAATGCGGCTATCGGCAGGATGGTTTTCCAGGGCTACAGCGGCAGGAACGACTCCTGCTCGGAGTGTTGGCGAAGTTTCTTCCTCATAACCAATGCTGCGACTCTTGGCAGAATGCTCTGTGCAGAATCCTGCGGATTCCAGAACACACGGAGGATGGTGTGCTTCAGTGCGGAGCGTGGCGGTTACATCATCCGTCACATCCATACGCTGCCCGCCCTGGTCATTTAAGCATAGGCTTGCTGTTCCAGTGCGATCCGCAGCACTTCCGGCAGTTCTTTGCCACGAGCGGAAGCCCTCCGCAGAATACCCTGACAGGCCTTCGGACTTAAAAAGTATGTCGAAGGCACGCCCATCTGCAAAATCTGCGACAAGGTAGATGCGTTTTCTTCGTTGGGGAACTCCCCAGAATTGAGCGTCAAGAACTCTGTAAGCAACGCTCCATCTGTCTCCCATGTAGCAGTCGGCATAGGGCCATCGGTTCTTTTCAGGCATAGGCACCTGGGCATCCGGCTCTGCGACACCGATGACCGCTTCGAGGACTGCTTTGAAGTCCTCACCGCTGTTTGAGGAGAAGGCGCCGGGGACATTCTCCCAGACGATGTATCTTGGATATTTGCCATTGGTGGCACACCTCATTTCCTTAATAATGCGGATGGCTTGATAGAAAAGGACGGACTGCTGTCCTTCCAATCCGGCTCTGCGACCGGCAACGGACATATCCGTGCAGGGTGAGCCGAAGGTGATAATGTCCACGGGTTCGATCTTCCCGCCATCCATCTGGGAGATGTCACCGTAATGTTTCATAAAGGGCAGGCGTTTGGTAGTGACCCGAATGGGAAACGGCTCGATCTCCGATGCCCACACAGGTGTGATGCCGGAAATCAAGCCGCCCAACGGAAAACCACCGGAACCGTCAAAGAGACTGCCCAGGGTCAAATTATTCATGTTGTACCTCCACTTCGGAGTATTTGTAGGTCAGACCATCACGCTGCACGGTAACACCGTCTGCGCCGCCAACCTGCTCGATGTACCGCTTCACGATTACATCGCAGAACTTTTCATCCAGTTCTACGGTGTAGCAGATGCGGTCGGTCTGCTCACAGGCAATGAGCGTAGAGCCGGAACCACCGAAGGGGTCGAGTACCACGCTGTTGCTCATGGAAGAATTCATAATGGGATAAGCCAGGAGCGGGATCGGCTTCATGGTCGGATGATCACCATTCTTCTTGGGCTTATCAAATTCCCAGATGGTGGTTTCCTTCCTGCCAGTGTACCACTGATGCTTGCCGTTTTTCTTCCAACCATACAAACAGGGTTCGTGCTGCCACTGGTAAGGAGAGCGTCCCAACACAAGGGACTGCTTTTTCCAGATGCAACAGCCGGACAAATAAAAACCCGCATCGGCAAAAGCCCTGCGGAAGTTCAGACCCTCGGTATCTGCGTGGAACACATAGATAGAAGCGTCATCCGCCATTGCGGAGTGCATCTGTGTGTACGCATCCAGAAGGAAGTTATAAAAGGCTTCGTCAGCCATGTTGTCGTTTTTGATTTTGCCTGCGCTGCCTTCGTAGTTGACGTTGTACGGAGGGTCGGTGATGACCAGGTTGGCTTTGGTGCTACCCATCAGAAGGTCATAGGTTTCAGTCTTGGTACTGTCACCGCAGATCAAACGGTGGCGACCGAGCGTCCAGATGTCACCGGGCTTAGCTATGGTGGGCTGCGCCAGTTCTGCGCCTACATCGAAATCATCATCTTTGACGCCGTCCTTGAGGGTGTCCTTAAACAGAGCATCGATCTCGGCAGGCTCAAAACCAGTAAGGGACACATCGAAGTCAGTACCCTGCAAATCTGCAATGAGCAGAGCCAACTTATCCTTATCCCAATCACCGCTGATTTTATTGAGGGCAATGTTGAGGGCTTTTTCCTTTTCCTTATCCATTGCCACCACAACGCAGTCCACTTCGGTCATGCCCATGTCCATCAGCACCTTCAGACGCTGATGACCGCCAACCACACGGCCGGTGGTCTGATTCCAGATGACGGGTTCCACATAGCCGAACTGCTCAATGGAGCGTTTCAGCTTTTCATATTCCGCATCTCCGGGCTTGAGGTCTTTGCGGGGGTTGTAATCGGCAGGCAGAAGGTCTGCCGTGTTCTTTTTCTCAATAATCATACAAGACCCCACTCGGCAAATGCCTCAAAGCCACCAACGGACTTGATGTAGGCTCTTGCCGTTTCCACGATTTCCTCGTAGGGAATGCCACCGACAGTTTCATCACCGATGGCGCAGCAGAACTCCACAGGCTTTCCGGTTTCCTGTGCCTTAAGCCAAGCGTAGATATTCACGCTGACATCAGCTTTGGAGAGATCTTTGCCGTGCAGACCACCACCCGTAACGGAGTCAGCCATATCACTGCCCAGCTTGCGGTTGGTAGCTCCGGTGTCAACATCCGTGCCGCCGGTCCAGTCACCGAGCGGATTGATTTCTGCGGTGGGATAGATTTCACGGAGATGGTCGGTCTTTGCATTGCTCTGGCAGATAATCAAGCGGTCACCGTCAATGATGTATTTGCCGTCAAAAGAGCAAGCCTTATAAATATCGCGGGCAATGCCGGAGAGGGTTTTCTGCTCCTCGGTCATAGGCATACCCTTGAAGATGCCGTTATCACCGCAGCGGATGGCATCAGCCTGGTTACGAGCAAGGTGTGCGTCCTGGGGAACGACCACAAGGTCGACATCCAAATTTCCGGCAATGCGATGCACTGCGGCAACCATCTTTTTCTTATTCAGCTTTGCGGAGGTCTCTGCGATGATATGGCAGACGCCATGACCGATGAGAACCTCCACGGCGACCTTGGGGTCGATTTGGGTTTCGTATGCGATGTCCACAACGGCACCGGCAATTCTGTCCGCCACCTTATCGGGATGGGCGGGATTTACTTTCTCAAACATAGTTAACCATTTCCTTTCCTTGCACGAAGCAATCGTTCCATCACATCATCCTGGGGATTACTGCCAGCGTATTCGCCGGTGCAGTTCTCACGGACAATCTGAAAAATCTCTGACCATAGACGGTTCGCCTGGGTCATGTATGTGTTTGCGATAGCCACATAGGGTGACTGAATCGCAGCACCCGTAGTGGGGTGCTTTGCCAGAAAGCCCAACTCACTGGTGATGGTTTCACATTGAATCCATCTGGCACTTGCCATAGCAAAACGCTCAATCAGCTGCGGAGATACGATGGCAACGCATCCACGGTCGGATAGCCATTTCCATACATTTTCGTAAATCTCGGCAGCACAGAGTGTGGAGCCGTCTTTCTGTTTTGCGGAAAGGAACTCGGATGGCTTGGGCATAGCCTGTCCTTCCAGGTCAGCCGCGCTGTCTTTGAAATCAATTACAGTCAGCGGTCTTTTGCCGGGATTACCGTCCGCAATCTTATCCGCGATAGCCTTTTTCGGTCTGCCGCCGGAGCCGGGTTTAGGTCCTCTTTGGCCCATATTTTCACACCTCCTTTGTGCCGGGGTCTATTCCCCCTAAAACTTTTGCGATTTTCAACACGAAGCCCCAGGCCGCTGCACGCATTTTTTAGTCCTGGAGATTTGACCGCCCCTACCAGGCAGGAGGTTGCGCATAAAATGTAGGCGCAACCTCAACGGTCACCAATTTCGTGGTGGATCTTGGTGTGGCAGGAACGACACAGGCTCATCAGATTGTCCCTTGCGTGAGTGCCGCCCTGTGAAATGGGCTTTTTGTGATGCACTTCTTCTGCAGGAACAAGCCTGCCTTGTTTCTCACACTCCTCGCAGAGAGGATGCTGACTGATGTGTCGGTCACGGATGCGTTTCCAGGCACGGCCGTACTTCTTGTTGATGTCCGGGTCACGCTGGTACTTGTTATACTGTTTGCGGGCGACAGCAGCGTGGTCGGCACAGTACTGTCCATCCGTAAGGTTGGGACAACCGGGGTAAGAACATGGTCGTTTGGGTTTGGTTGGCATGGGTTCACCTCCTACGGAATAATGCGCCCAGCTTGTACTTGATGATGTACCAAACCTGTTCTAAATAGCTTACTTTGCGATAGCCCATATAAATCACACCTCCATTCTCTGTGTTTCGCCGATTTCTCGCCTATCTTTTTGGGGAAATTTGTGATATGATTATTTCTGCCAAAGACGGGTTCCGGCTTTGAGTATTGGGTATGGAGGTAACGAAAATGGACGTCATCAATATTGGCTATATCGTACTTACCGCCACCGTTCTGATTCTGTAGGCCTTGTGCTGGATGATGAAGAAGGGTATCTTGGCGGTAAGTCCCAAGCTTGAAACAGTCGCATAGCAGGCGTTAGAAATAGTTAAATATTTCAGAATCGTTTTTGCATTGCTAAAGTCACTCAAGTAAAACTGCCCGGCAGGTATGCCGCAAAACTCCCGGCCACCCGAAAGGGTGGTCGTTATTTTTATGCGAAAAAAGCCCCACAGGATTGCTCCCGTGAGGCCGTTCCATATTTTCTTCGCATTATAATGATATCATAAAGCGAGGGTGCATTATAGTGGCTTTTAGTGGCTTTTTTTCGTGGCGGTCGAGAATTTCCTGCACCACAGCCAGTGCCTTGTCATGAAGCCGGAATATCCAACGGCGGTTGTGGTAAAGGTTCATGGTGATTTCTTCCCATGTTGCACCGCAGAGATACCGCTGCTCCAACAGGATACGCAGTTCCACATCTGCGACCTGGGCAATGACATCCACGATGTCCTTTTTGGTCTGAATCAGCCTGTCCATATCCGCTGCAATTTCATTCTGTAAATCGATGATTTTGCATACGGCATCTGCCATACGGGAAGTGCTGCGGTTGGGGTTATGGGGCATTCCCGTCATAGTGGCGGTACAGCTGGTGGCGAGTTCATTCAGCGACTGTATCTGCTCGGATTTGCTTTTTATCCGCTGATCCAACAGATATGCCTGGTTCAGAAATTCCTTTGCTGTCATGCCGCCACCTCCTGTCGCACCATACGGCGGACACCCGTCATAAGGACTTCACCATCAAGGTTGGTCAGTATCCCATACCAGCCGGAACGGAAAAAACGCTCCAATGATGCAACCTCATTTGCGTAATCCTTGTTATTGGGAAAGCGGAAGTGCTGTTTGAGGGCTTTTTTGTAGTCTTTTACGGCCAGTTCTACAATGGCGTTGGCTAATGCCTGATAAGGTTCCATATTCGTACCTCCGATATTTTGAGATCCTCGGATTGGCACGGATTTTCATAGATTGTCTCAGATTTTCAAGTCCGCTTTTACGGCATCGATCAATGCCGTCTGGGTATGCTCCTTCTGGGAGAGGGCTTTCATGATGCGGTTGTCAATGGTGCCCTTTGTTACGATGTGCTGAACCACCACAGTTTCGGAGGTCTGACCCTGTCGCCACAGACGGGCTACAGTTTGCTGATACAGTTCCAAACTCCATGTCAGCCCGAACCACACAAGCGTGGAGCCGCCGGATTGGAGATTCAAACCGTGTCCAGCCGATGCGGGGTGGATCAGCGCCACCGGGATTTCGCCGTTATTCCATCTGCGGATGCTATTGGAGTCATCCAGACGGGAAAACGGGATATGCAGTTTTTTCAGCCTTGCGGTGATGCGTTCCAGATCGTGTTTGAACCAGTATGCCACCAGGACAGGCTTTCCGTTTGCCGCTTCGATGATGTCCTCCAGCGCGTCCAATTTGCGGTCATGGATACGGATGACCTCACCGCCATCATCGTAGATTGCACCGTTTGCCATCTGGGACAGCTTGCCGGAGAGGGATGCTGCGTTGGCGGCAGTGATTTCGCCGTCACCCAGGGTCAGCACTAATTCACGCTTCAGTTCATCGTAATGCTCCCGCTCTTCATCGGAGAGATGAACCGTATATTCGCTGGTGACCAGTTCCGGCATTTGCAGATGGTCTGTGGATTTCATGGAAATGGTGATGTCGGAAATCTGCCTGTAGATGGCATCCTCCGCATACGGCAGAGGCTTGTAGGAGTAGATGATCTGACCATTCCGTTTGTCCGGCATGAAGTAGTCGGTACGGTACTTGGTGATAAAACGCCCCAACCGCTGACCCATATCCAGGATACGAAACTCTGCCCACAGATCCATCAGACCATTGGAGGCGGGAGTGCCGGTCAGTCCTACGATGCGGCTGACTCTGGGTCTGACTTTCAGGATGGACTTGAACCGCTTTGTGTTGTGGTTTTTGAAGGAGGACAGTTCGTCAATCACGATCATGTCGAAGGTGAACGGGATGCCGCTTTCCTCCACAAGCCACTGCACATTTTCACGGTTGATAATATAAATATCGGCGGGTCGCATCAGGGCAGCTTTGCGTTCTGCCTCTGTGCCGACAGCCACGGAGCAGATGAGGTTCTGAAGGTGATCCCACTTATCGACTTCAGCCGTCCATGTGTCCCGTGCCACACGCAGCGGTGCAATCACCAGAACCCGATGAACCTCGAAGCTGTCAAACAGAAGGTTGCTGATAGCCGTGAGGGTGATGCTCGTTTTGCCGAGACCCATGTCCAGAAAGACGGTAGCGATGGGATGGGTCTCGATGTAGTTGATGGCATAAGCCTGGTAGTCATGCGGTGCATATCTCATCAAGAATCCCTCCGATCTGCTCTTCGCCGTCCAGGACATAGACCCTGAACCCCAACCTTCGCAAAAGTGTGTGGCGGGAGGTCTGCAATGCCCGTGGTTTTTTCCCTGGGGCCTTTACTTCCACAAAAGCCATACAGCCACCGGGCAAAAGAACGATTCTGTCCGGCATCCCATCAAATCCAGGAGAAACGAACTTTGGACAGATGCCGCCCTGCTTTTTTACCATCAGCGTTAATTTTTGCTCGATTGCTTTTTCTCTCATAATGTTTTCTCCATTCGTTTTTCTGACCATGTGCAAGGTGTATCAATGTCATTTACTAAACTCTTTCTTATGGTTTTTTCTTGAATTTTTCCCTTAAGAGACTTTTGTAATAGACCTTGATACACCTTGTCATAGTCCCGGTTAATTCAGAAAATCTTCAAAGTCGCCATCATCTGTTTTCAGCTTCAGACCCTTAAAATAACGCTTGCGGTTCAGCACCAAACGCTCAAAACCCGCATTCTCCAAGGCAAGGTAGAAATCTGCGGTGTTACGCACATACTCATTGCAATCAAGGCAATAGTTGCGGTATGCCTGATAAAGGGTACTGGAACTTTCCTTCAGACCGTCACCAACCTCGCACTTTTCCGCCAGGAAGTTACCGAACCAGTCGTTCTGGCTGCGGTAGTCATCAATGGCTTTCTGCACGATAGTGGGAACGGGAAACTTGTAGCCCAGGTCAATGACCTTCTTGGCACCTTCGATGATCCAGGCAAGAATGCTCTCGGCAGCGTTCTGATACAGGTAGTCACCGTAATTTTTGATGTCGCTTTTGCCCTCAATCTTGGCATTGAACGGGATAACGATAAGGCGGCGCCATGTACCGTCATCGGAAGCACTGACTCTGGGAAGATGGTTGGTATACAGCACCAGGCTGTGGCTCGGAGAGAAGCTGAAGGGGTCCTTGTACTTCTTTTCCGCAAAAATGTCATCCACGGAGCAGAGCTGCTTCACAGTGGAATCGTTCAGTCGAGCGCCTTCCTGCATCTCGGCGGCAATGAGCAGACGCTTGCCCTTGACCTCGGCCATCTCCGGCTTCACATTGCGGCGGCATCCGAAGGTCAGCGTGTCAGCAGAGATATTGCCGCTGTACAGACCCAGGACACGGGACACGGAATTCCAGAAGGTGGACTTGCCGTTACGACCGCAACCGTATGCGATGATGAGGGCTTCGACCTGAACCTTGCCGACGGCAGCGAGGCCGCAAATCATCTGCACATAGTCGATGAGTTCCTGGTCACCGCAGAAGATGGTGTTCAGGCAGTCGAGCCAGATTTGTTTGCCACGGTCGCCGGGAGAAACAGTGGTGGTCTTGGTGATGAAGTCCTCCGGCGAATGCTCCCTTGCACCTGCCATACCGAGGCGGAGGTCATAAGTAGCATCCGGGGTACAGAGCAAGTAAGGGTTGGCGTCCAGATCCTGCGGAGTGATTTCGAGCATTGGACGGGACTCCTTCAGCGTAGCGGTGATGTTCTTGGATGCACGGCGCTGAATGACATAGGACTGATATGCCTTTGCGGCGAGGAAGGCTTTGTAGGCTTCCATCTGTTCCTCGTTCATCATGCCTTCGGCTTTGGCTTTGCTGTTGTTTTCCATGATTTCCTGCGCGCCGCAAGCCTTCAGCGTAGCAAGGGCGGCAAGCATATCGGAAGATGCCTCTGCAAGCTGACGGCGGG